TGTGAATGGGGCGGCACTTTCCGCTCTTGTCGCCGCCGGCCTGTCGGAAGCGGCGGGAAAGACGGCAATCGAAGCCATCGCCAAAGGTCTAGTGCCCGCTATCAAAATTGTATATTAGCAGTTGATGGCAAGCATCTAATGGGGTAGCATCCCATTAGCTCAGCAGTCACTGAGTAGATAAAAGCGCGGCCTCCGAAATTCCGAACTCTATCGGGCTTGGTGGTCGCATTGCGACACCCTTACCGCGCTTGGGCGTGACTGCGCCAAGCCCGATGGAGACATGAATTGGCGATTATCTATCACGACGAGATTGAGCAAGGTTCGCCGGAATGGCTATCCATCCGTTGCGGAGTTCTGACTGCCTCGGAAATGAAGCTTATCATCACGCCGACTCTCAAAGTCGCGGATAATGATAAGTCGCGGTCGCACCTTAACGAACTCTTGGCGCAGAGAATAACCAAGTTCGTCGAACCGCATTATATCAGTGATGACATGATGCGCGGCCACGTTGACGAGGTTGACGCCTGCATTTTATACAATGCCAACGTCGCACCGCTTCATCATGTCGGGTTCGTCACAAATGACGAATGGGGGTTTACCATCGGATGCTCGCCCGACGCTCTTGTCGGCGATGACGGGCTTGTCGAGGTCAAGTCGCGGCGGCAGAAATTCCAGGTCGAGACGATCATCACGCATGAAATGGACGGTGATTACATGATCCAAGTCCAGACGGCTTTGCTGGTCACGCGGCGGAATTGGCTTGATTTCCTGTCTTTCAGCGGAGGGTTGCCGATGCCGGTCATCCGCATTTGGCCCGACGCCAAAGTGCAGGACGCCATCGTTGACGCAGCAACGGCATTCGAGTCCAAACTTTCCGAGAAAATGGCCCGATATTACGCCACGGTCGAAAGCAACAAGCGGCTCATTCCGACCGTGCGCCGCGTTGAACAGGAGATGCATGCATGACCGACATGAATTCGGCGATTGCGCCCAAAAGCGACCAGTTGAACGGGGACGATTTGATTGGCGGAAGTCGCACGATCAAAGTAACCCGCGTGTCCATTGCTTCCGGCGAACAGCCCGTGGCGGTATTCTTTGAAGGCGACAACGGGAAGCCTTACAAGCCATGCAAAAGCATGTGCCGCGTCATGGTCAACGCATGGGGTGCAGACGCCAAGCAATACGTCGGCCATTCGATGACGCTGTACCGTGATCCATCCGTCAAATGGGGCGGCATGGCGATTGGCGGCATTCGCATTTCCCACATGAGCCATATCGACAATCAAGTCGTGATGTCGCTGACGGAGAGCAAGGGCAAGTGGAAGCCGTTTGCCGTTAAGCCGCTTAAGATCGACGCGCCGACGACGGTCGATGGCAAGTCGAAATCAGCGGCCGATCTTGACGCCAAAGCCGACGCCAGCGCACGCATGGGAACCGCCGCATATCACGAATTCTACAAGGCAAACTACTGCGCGCATAGTGTAGAATTGGCACCCAAGCATGACGCGCGCAAGGCCATTGCGGCGGCCATGACGATGCTTCTTTCCTGCACCACGGACGCGGAACTTGACGCCGCATGGATTGCGATCCCCGTTGAAGTCTGCCGGGAACTTGGGGCCGGTGTGCTGGACGAGCGACGGGCGATGATTGCCGAGGTGCAGTCGTGACCGACCGCCCCATCCTCTGCGCCGCGTCCGTGGTGCGCAACATCCTATCCGGCCGCCAGGCCCAGGACCGCCGGCCGCTGTCGCACCCGCTGGCTAAAGCCAAGGTCGGGGACCGACTGTATGTCCGCGAAAGCTGGCAGGCGCTCTCATTCGGCGACTATCTGCCGACCGCTCACCAGCCATGCGACTTGCGATATGCGGCGACCGACGCCCTGGCCGATGTGTCGAAAGAGGTGCGCGGCTATCCGTGGCGCCCATCCATCCACATGCCGCGATGGGCCTCGCGCCTGACCCTGGTGGTGACCGATGTTCGCCACCAGCGGGTGCGCGACATCAGCGAGGAGGACGCGCGGGCGGAGGGATGCGTCCTGACTGCCCATGACTATAAAGACGACGACATTTTGCAGGGGGAGCGGCCGTTTTACGAGGCGCTGAACACGCCCCTCCGCGTCTTTGAACGCCTCTGGGACTCACTCTACGGCCACAATCCCGGCGTGTCCTGGGGTGACAACCCGGAGGTGATCGCCCTCACCTTCTCCGCCCACCGCTGCAACATCGACCATTTTTCCGACGCCAGCAAAATGGTCCAGGGGGCCGCCGAAGAATGACCGACATCACCAAACTGACCACCGAAGAACTGCTGGCTGAAGTGGGGAGGCTCAAGACCATCCGTATCGACATGCAGGTATTGGACATCCTCACCATGGTAACCCGCACCAATGATGTGGCGGGAGAACTGGCGCGGCGGCTGTTGGAGAGCGACGCCGCGTATCAGGCCGTCTCCCACGCCGACGAACTGTTCAACGCTGACGTATGCGAGTGGGACGACATCCAAAATTGGTGCGTGACCTATAAAGTCTTGCGCGAGAAAGCCCGCGCCCATGCCGAGCGCTCCGAGAACGACGCATCAGCCAGAAACGAACTGGCCCGAAGCAAAGAATAAGGGGGTGAAAATGTTCGAATATTCTCTGAACTGTGAAGACGATATCGAGGCCGGGAAAACCATCTGGACCGGCGAGTGCGTCGGACAGTCCGTCGCGGCCAACTGACGCAAGGGAGGGATTGGCGATGCTTTATCGCGTGGTCTGGGAAAACAGAGACAGCCGAAACGGCGGGATGGGTGAACCCATTAGCGAGGCAGCCGCGAAAGCCTGGGTCGAGCACGCCAATCGCGAACACCCTGAAATCCATCATTGGGCCGAGCCTGTCGCCGATGGCGCCGAGCCGTCCGTCGCGGGCAACTGACCCAAAGGAGGGCCAAGGGCTATGACAGTGACGCTGAAAGACGAGATCGAACAGGCGGAAGCGCATCTCGCCCAACTTCGCCAGCGAGCGGCGTCGGCTACCTGCGCAGAGGTTGGCCATCGTTGGAAGCATGCTGGTGGTCGATGGGTCGGGGGCTGTGAAAACTGCAACTGCTCTGCCGCCGTCTATACCTGCGATGTCTGTGGCGACAGCGATTACGGAGACCCGGACGCAGAGGTCCAAAAGGCCGAATGCGCCAAATTCCACCAGTCCGACGCCGCCATTGCTGCCGAACCGGCCAACTGATTTACGAGGAGCCCATTCGATGACGACCACATCTCTTGACGATGAAATCGCGGCCTGGAAGCAAGAGGCTGCCGGCCACTTCGCCAACAAGGCCGGTCTTGATTACGCCGAGGCCGAGAAGCATGCCGAGGCGGCTTGGGCGAACGCGCTCGAACTGGTCATGGGCGATGCCGCCCAGGCCGTACTCCTCGATCCCATCGAACAGGTGGACGAGGAATTGTCCAACTGGACCGATTGAACACACGAGGAGCGCTGAAGATGACGGCTTTGACTGAATTGCTCCGCGAGGGCGATATCGACATTGATACCGCTTTCGCGGCGGCTGATGAGATTGAGCGCCTACGCCAAGAGCGCGATATCTTCGTAGTCCGTGATGCTGAAATCACGCCGATCCTGGACAAGATCGCAGAAGCCATGGGCCTACCGAAGGATGTCGAATTTGAGGATCGCCACGCCGATGCGCTAATCGCCATCATCAATGCATCCCGCAACCTTATCGCCGAAGGATTTTCTCGCGGCAAGAACGAGACGCATGGTTTTGAGATGGGCGGCGAGCGCGTATACCTCTGCGACGCCACATGGTTTGACCAGCTTGCCCAGGCAATCAACGCCGCCCGCGCGGCCAACTGACTCAAAGGAGGGATTGAGGATGTCCGAGTTCGATTGGAAGCCGATGGCGGAAAAACCGCCGACAGAAAAGATCATCGTCCTGTGGTTTCCATTTGACGAGGATACCGGCATCCCTGCTGGTCCTCAGACCGCATATGTCAAAATGGATGGCGAGATCGTCAATCCCGAAGGCGGTTTGGGCGTGTGGCCCTACGAGTGGATGGAGCCGACCCATTGGGCGATCATCCCCGGACCCGCCGTAAACTGACACCAAGGAAGGACAGATGCAGGTTCGCCTTGTCGATCAAGGGACCAAGGCCGGGCCATCCATCAACGGCAAGGTGCGCCTGGAGATGTGGACGGTGGACCGCGCCCCCGCCGCTGATCCCGACGTTTACGAAATGACGCCGGGGCGAGCGCTGGCGCTAATCGAGGAATTGGCGCGAGCCGTCAAAATCGCGCTGACCGAAACCGTGAAGTGACCCTCTTTGCCCGAGCGCAAGCTTCGGCCTTCAGGCCGGAGAGGATGTCAGGGTTCGAGCGCTCGCCGGTCAAGGGATAGCTGACGACTTACCCACCCAACAGTGGAGCCAGAGCCCAGGCAGTGCCGGTGACGCCGCCAATCATCACCTCCCACCAGCTTTCCCACCCGTCGAAGATCGGCCTCCACAGCGGGATCATCGGCCCCCACCTCTTGAGCGCCCATGTGCCAACCGCCAAGACGATGCCGACCAACACGGCCGGCCACCAGCCGGTCAGCAGGGCCACCAGCACCGGCGCCGCGCCGAAGCGCCACAGAACCTTCCAGGGCTTGCTGAAATCCTGGCTCAGCGTCATGTCGGCGACGAACATCGCCGCCATGGCGCAGGCTTTCAGCAACGCCAAATCGGGCACGCCAAACAGCGGCAAGCCCCAATTAGCATCAATGGCGGGCACCGACAGCAGTCCATAGCCGATGACGACCTGCCAACGGTGCAGGCCGAACTGGGCATCAAGGCCACCTTGGAGATGGCGGAGAGTGCCGCCGATGATGAAGGCCAGCAGGCCAATGATGGCGGCGATCATTTCGCGGCCAACTTGCGGATGGTCGCGTTCTGCGAGGACGCCCCGCTCGACGAGCCGTAGTAATAAGCGCACATCGTCGCCCAGCCGGTTCCTAGGCTGCCCAACATGATGTTGATGATGTCGCGGCTGCCCGTCGGCGGCTCATGCCCGACCAGCCATGCCAGCATCCCGAAGAACCCCACGGTGAGGCCGATAGCCAGCGTACCGGGAACCCAATCCTTCACCTCCTCCTCGCGCTTACGGGCGCTGTCGCGGTCATTGAAGGTCAGGGCAGCGGTGTCGAGCCCCATCTTCGCCATGACCTCGGCATGCCGGTTGTCCTCGGCCTTGAGCGCCATCAACTGGTCGGGCGTGGCTGCCGCGACAGCTTGCAGGGCCGCCGCCTTGTCGCCGGTTGGGGTGAGGCCGAAGACGCTTTCCAGCGCCGAGACGGCGGTACCGGCCAGCGGGCCGCCGATCATGGTGGCGAGGGTCGGCGCGACCTGTTCGAGCACGCCGAGGCCCTGGGTGATGATGTCGGTCATGGTCAGGACTCCATGCTGGTAGCGGCGGCATAGGCCAGCGCCACGCGGTTGAGCCATCCGTTGCCGTAGGTCGGGAAGTTGGAGAGTTGATGGTATCGGGCAATTCGCGCGTCACGGTAAGATTCGAGCACGCCAGACGCAGCAGCAGCGGCCAGTGTCTTAGGGCCGATGTCGCCATCCACGGCAACGCCGCAGACGCTTTGCAGCATGCGGACGGCCGCGCCCACGCCCATATTAACGGCGGTGTCCATCACCATCAGCGCCACGCCGGGCGGCAGGTCGTCGCCATGCACGGGAGCCCAGTACTGGCGCAGGTAGATCGCGGATGCATCTTCGGCGGTCAGGTCGGCGATATCGACGTTCGGGAAGTCGCGGCGGCAGATGCCGAAGTTGGTTTCGCCGCCAGGATCGCGGGGATCGTTGACGTAGCCGCCTTCACGGGCGAGGACGAAGGCAATAGCGGCGTCGAAGGCGCTCATCACAGCACCCCTTCGACGGCACCGACGACTTCGCCGGCCACATGCTCGACATCGGCCACAGCGCCATCGGCAGCAGTTTCGACGGTGGCAACGACGCCAGAAATGTCGCTCTCGATGGCCGACAGAGCCGCTTTGGCTTCGGCGACCAGGGAGTGCACGGCGGCGGAAGCCGACTTTTCGGCAGCCTGGGCAGCGGTCAGGGCGGCTTTGGCAGCCTCATGGGCAAGTTTGGCGGCAGTCAGGTCGCCGGAAACATCGGTCAAGGGGCGGGGAGCCGGGACCGCGACGGCGGCAAGGGTGGCGGGATCGGCGACGGTGGGCGAGAGATTGACGAGAGTATCGGTGGACATGGTATTTCCTTCGATTTTGAGAAGCAGAAAACGGAGAAAGCGGGCGATCATGACGCGCCTCGGGATTGCTGTGGGCCAAGCGGACAAGGGCCGGCATTGACGCGGGCGGAGAGGTCGAAGATCTGACGGTCCCGCTCCTCCAAGGCGTCACCCACCCGGCGCAGTTCGGAATGGAAGAGGTCGCGGGGGGTATAGGTCTCGCGGATTTCCCGTCCGAAATCGTCCACCCGGTCGTAAAGACGCTGGCGGCCGGCATTGGATTCCTTGCGGGTGTTCTCGAACTCCTTCTTCATCGCCCCCAGGAGCGCCCATGCTCCGGCGGCAATAGAGGCGATGCCGCCCAAAACGAGGGTGAGCATCTGCCAAGTGATGGGCTGGTCAGGCATGGATGGACTCCGGTCATGAAAAAACCGCCTCGCGGGCGGTCATGGTTGCGATATGCGGCAGCAGTCAGGTGCCGGCAGGATACGGCGGCCGAACCGGCAGCGGCTGCGTCGGATCGCCTGGCGCCTTGGTCCCGATGACGGCGCGCAGGGTCTTGCGGTAGGTGGCCCATGGCACCACGTCGGTCGCCATCCAACTCGTCCCTCCGTCAATTACCCCCTCGGCGATGCGGTGCATGGTGGTGTCGCTGGCGTCGAGCATGGCCTGCGCCTTGGCCTGATAGGCCGCCCACAGTTGCGCGGGCGTCGGCGGCGGGTTTGAAATCGCCTGTGCCTGTTCGTCCGTCGCCACAGTCCACGATGGATCAGGAAGCGGCATGCCGGCCGAGAGCGCGTCGACATGGTCCTGCTCCGACAAGAAGTGCAGGCCGCCCATTGCGTCTATATAGTATGTGTCTTGGGTTTGCATTGCGGAGACCTTCCTTTAGCGCATCTCAGCCCACGTATAGGTGCTTGCAATTTGCACCTGATATGAAGCGCCAACTGGAACAATAAAGCTCACCGTAGCGTTTGTCCCGGTCGCCGAGGTGTTAAACGTAGCGATCTGCACCCCGTTGACATATGCAGATCCTGTAGAACTGCTATTCACATTGCAAACCAAAACCCATATGGGCTTACCGGTAGTGTTGTAGTAATTCGTCGCAACCGCCCGAGAGCCAGTCACATTCTGCCAAGTCTGCCCAAATCCCAGGGACTGCATTGCCGCCATGGCTTGGCCGCCCTGACCCTGGACGAGCGACGGCGCGGTTGCCCAAGTTCCCGCAGCCGCCTCCGTGGATGTCAGGTAGCCGACGACACGGAATGGCGAGTTGGCAGCGACAGCCGATGCTGAATAGATCACGCTCGCCGAGGTGGCCCCACTGCTGATCGTCGTGGGACTGATTAGGGTGGTTTCGTCGAGGTTGACGCCGCCAGCCATGTTGACGACGCAAAGGACAGGAGATCCTGCGTTGTAGGCGACAAGGACGGCGATTTGGGCCTGAACTGCGTTGACTGTTCCGAGTGTGGCGCTGGTCGGGACAACGATAGACAGGGCAGGAATAGACACACCAGCGATGGGGGCTCCTGTGCCAAGCGTAGCCGAACGGAAGTCGAGGCTGGTCGCCGCAAGGTTGACCGTCAGAGCGTTGGATGCGACAGAGGCCGAGATCGGCTGGATTTGCTTGGGAATGGATGCGGGGGTGAGCGCCGCATAAATGTTCGTTGCATCCCCCCATAGCCCAGTCGCGCCAGACGACAACGCCACGCCGGTTCCGCTCGCCGTCTTCGCCGTGATCGTAAACGCGCCGGTCGTGCTGTTCTGAATCAGCCATTCGCCGATAATTGCGGGGAACACCAGATTGAGGTTGCCCGTCAGCGTGCCGGTCAAAACCAGCGTCGGCTTGGCGTATTGGACGGCCGTCAGCGTCAGGTTGGCGTTGGTCAGTGCAATCGTCGCATCGCCGTAGAAGAAATGTGGCAGCCAGTTAGTCGTGCCTGAGACATACGCGGTCACGGTGTCGGGGTTGACCGTGTTGTTATCGGCAATCGAGCGCCAATACCCGGTTCCATCCGCGCTTTGCAGGACGGACCCGTTCGGATACCCCCCAATAGCCGTCGAAAAGGCCGAGTTGTAGACGGGGGCGCCACCGGCCTGGGTCCATTGAATATTCGCAGTGACTTCGTTCAAGATGCCGTTCATATCTTGGCCGAATGGAGGGACGCCGCCCGATACCACGGGCAAAAAATTCAGTAGCGGGAATCCGTCGGTCAAGCTCGCGGCGCCGGGCGTGACGCCGATCTGCGAGGATGTCGGGATGGCGCGGATATACCCGGCGCCCGCGCTGTTGGCAAAGGGGATGGGAAAACTAGCGGGAACAGAAGCGGCGAGCATTAGGCAAAGCCTCCAAAGAAAGTGCCTTGGCCGAAGCCAGCGGCGCAATAAGCACCAGCCTCGGCAAAGCCAAAGCTATATGGAAGGTCGAGATCCATGATTTGGAATGATACGCCGGTTGGCGGGGCGAGCGCGCCAGACTGCTTCAGAATGGCAACTTCAAATGGCTGCAAGATAAACTCGAATGTGAGCCGAGCTTTCATGCCGCCATTGCTGCTGACATAGGCATTTCCCCGCCCCGGAAACAACCTTGTCAGGATTTGGTTATATGCTGACGGCGAAGAATTTGAGATGTTCGACAAGGCTTTGCACAGGATTAACACCCGGAAAGCATCATCGGAGAGCGCATAATTCGATGTCGCAGGAGTTCCGCCGAACCATGGGCTCTGCCCAAATGGATCGGCCGTTACCGTGCCAGCCTCTTCAAAACCGAGCGTCTTTCCCCCGGCAATAGTCAGAACCCGCGTCACGCCAACAATGCGGCCCCACACGTCGAGGCCGAATCCTGTTGCCGTATCGACGTTCCAAATGTCGTTGTAAAAATCATCGATGTTTTTCGATGGGTCGATATCTTGATTGAAGTCGGAAATCAACTGCAACAAGACAGGTGAGTTCGCATACTGCGAAAGCACCGTGCTCATGAAGTCCTGCATTATGCGAACGTCACGCTAATGTTGGCGGGAACGCATGTCGGTATCTGGTTGATCTGCATCAGCACAGAATTCAGATTGGCGGACGATACCCCAAGCTGGATCGAATAGATCGACGCCCAAGAGCCAAGCGAGGCCACGGCGGCATAGAAGCGGCTGGCGAAGATCGACGATCCAATACGTGCGCGCGAACCTCCATCCGCCCCCGCGAATGCCGCCAGAATGGCATTTTGCACCAGCGTGACGGCATTGCTTGGCACGCCTGGATTGCTTTGCATGGCGACGGCGAACAGGACGGGCGTTGGCGTCGGGATCGTGAATGACACGGTATAGGCAGGATACGGCGCGCTGTAGCCCGACGTGGTATCGAGGACCGTGGAAGACGTGCCGCCATTGAAATTGCAGCCAGTGGCGCAGTTGGTCCAAATCGCGCGAGCGATGTCGGATGCAGCGCCGCCATAGGCCGCGACATAGATCGAATTGGGAGCCAGCGGAACGCCACCCCAGGCGGTTGCCAGCGCCTCGGAACCGACGCTCTGGGAGATACTGACGGAATACGTCCCGGTGCCGCCCGTGCCGCTCCCGAGCGCCGCGATGGTGGTTCCGTTGGTTACGCCCGTGCCGGTGAGGGTGTGTCCTGCCGCAATGGTGCCGCTGGCGACCGCTGTAACCGTGAGCGTGGTCCCGGAGATTGAGCCGGTGAAGACCGCGCCGCTTTGTACCGAAAGAGGATTGGAATAGGTGTAAGCGTCGATCACGCCGGGGACATTGAGGACTGCTCCCTGGACGGCGGGGGCGATGCCAAGCGCATTGATCGCAACCGATTGCTGACGGCGAAACTCAAACGCAGCCTGGCTCTCGACGTTCTGCCCAACGACGCCAGCGACCGCATTTGTGATGCTATCCCAGCCAGGAATGGACTGGTAGATCGCGCTCAAATAGCCGATGGGGCAGGCAACCGGGCCAGTGACGGAGCAAGCGAATGTCGTGGTGATGGCGCCGCCTACCGGGATCGTCACGGCATTGGTGCAGAGATAGAGGTTCCCGGCTTGGTCCTGCGCTTGAGCGTTTACCGGGATGACCGTGCCCGCGAGGCCGGTGACGGTTGCGGTCACGACAGTCGCCTCGGCAGGGATGCGCGTCATGAAATAGATGCGGCCGATGGCGGCCTGCATCCGGCCGGCGGCATAGGCCGGATCAACGCCGTTCGCCAGAGCAAGAAACTGGTCGTTGCAGTCGCCGATGATCGCGGTGAGGCTCTGGGCGAGCTGGCCCTGCGGCGTCGTCAGCGCGGGATTGAGGTTGCCCCCGAACGCGGCCTGTTGGTCCGCCTGCACGCCCGCCAGGATCGCCGATTCGAGCGGCGCAATAAACCCCGTCGCCCCGAACGTGGGGATCGGAACATTCGTCGATATGGTCATGAGATAGCCCCGCGAGGAGAGTTTGGCGAACCGTTAGAACCCAATCGCCGAAACGGTGCCGGTGGCGTCGGTGACTTGAACTTGACCGGAGAGCGTGCGCCCGGAAAGCGACGAGAAGAATACCTGCGCAGAAACCACACCGGGCACGGTCAACGCCGCATCCACCATTTGCTGGCGGATGACAGACAGTGGCGGCAAGTGGCCGAGCACTTGGCTAAAATACGGCAACCCCTGCGTGGTGTCGTAATACACTTCACCGGAGAATGTCTTGACTGCCGATGCTGCGTCTTGCGCCAGCGCGTAAGGGTTTGACGCCATGGCGATATTGCCGAACGAATCAAGCACCAAGTCACAACTGACGGGGTCAACGTAAATCGTGTCCATTAGTTAGGCGCTCCCGTGTTCCCGCCGCCCGTTTGGACGCCACCGTGCGTGTGCGTATGAACGCTGGTGCCCTGAGCCGTCAGATTATTCACAACAGTCACCGGCCCCTGGATCGTAGCCGAGCCACCAGCCGCGCCGGTACCCTGCGCCAATGTCCCGTTCAGCATGGTATTCCCGTTTACGGTGAAAGTCGGTGTCGTCACTGTCGTTGATGTTGTGGCGATAATCTCCACGGTCTGCGCGGACATCTTGATGTCTGGGGCGGTCATATTGATTGCGGTCGGGGACACAATCTCGATGCCGGATGTATTGAACTGGACAAATTGCGTCGGTATCTGCCCCAGGAATCCGCCGATATAGAGCCCATCGGCCATGCTGAACATTCGCCGGCTGCCGGGGTTGGCCTGCGCCTGGGTGGCCGTCGCGCTGCTGATATCGCGGTCGGCAAAGGCCGCAAGCCCGATATCCCCCACTTGAGGGTCAAGGATGATCGCATTCGCCCCGCCTTGAAGGCGGAAATATGGGCATTTATAAACCACAGCATGCGGAACGGCATTGCCTGTGCCGTCAATCTGGTTGACCAATGGCTGAATATCGACATAGCCAGCGGGGACATCCGCCCCTGAGTTAGTGACACCAACAACCTTAACCAAAGTGGCCGTTCGCACGCGCGCCAGTATTGACCAAATCATGAAGTGATCGGCCGTGAACTCGTCTCCGCTGGTGCTTGGCTGCTGAAAGCCGGTGAACCCGGCCCCGTTATTAGGATCTGCCAATTGGGGGGCTCCCTATGAATGATGAGAACCACGGACCGCCGGGGAGTTCGCTCGAAATGTCATGGGATATATTGAAAACACCAAACATCCCGTTGGCATATTTGATGAAATCACTCTTGACTTGGCAGAGCCTGCCGGGCTCTAGATTTGGGTTGAATAAAGTTTTGACCGATAGCAGTGTTCCATTTTGGACCGGATACCCAACCATTCCAGTCTCCTTTGAAATCAATACCGCATCATTCGGCTTGTCGCGCGATCCGCCTTTGGGCCAAATGGCGAGGACGCCGTTACTCAGTCCATTCCATTCGATATTTGCATCTCTCACGCATTCCCACATCTGGTCCCAGACGGACCCGCAATAGTAGGGTGTGGCGAGCATTACAGATAGGTTGTTTTTATTCTCAAATTTGTAATCATGCGCCAAGGCAAGTCCTTGAAGGATCACAGCCGCGTCGGCAGAGTTCGGAAAACTGCGAGGGGCAACGGCAGTCATCGCCTCAAACCCGCCGGAATGCGCCGAAAATACCATGGAAACATCAGGCGATCCGCTCATATCCACGACGGCCGCGTCAAGCTGCCCTTGGAAGATGACAGACATCGACTCACTGTCTCCAGCCTCTATCTGCACTTGATTGAACCGAGTGAGAACTTGTCCGGTATCGGTAATAATTGTTGATGAAAAATTGTTCATGTCTGCCATAGACATGCCCCAAACGCGAACCGACGCTTTGCACTTTGACGGTCCTGAGACATCGTGCATTTGAACGCTGGCACGATGCCCCGCCAACACGACAGTATCAAACCCTGACTCCCCAAAGCTTCCTTTGCCGAGCTTGAACGTCAGCGTGATTTTCTTTTGCGTGAACGACATTACCCAACACCATTCAAGTCAGCCGTTTCGAGGTAGCAGAACAAGAACCGCGTCCCCAGGCCGGGGCTTGATGGGTCATCCATCCCCTGCGTATCCCAAAACACCAAGTCGCCAACGAAGCCAAGATAGGCATCCCTGACAATTCTGTTGATATTCTGGCAAATGACGCCACCGATAATCAGCGAGTCATTAATGTATAGGTCGCAAAACAGCCCGGTCGATTTCTGGTAAATGTTGATCATGCAAGACTGCTGCGCCAGTGTCACCTTGAGCGTCTGCGAATAGGTGTCGGATATCGGGATAATCTGCATCAGTGCCCCCCGTCATTCCATGTGATGGTCGATCCAACGGGGGCTGCTACGGTCGCCGCCGGGGGCGTCACGGGGGCGGCAGCATTCGGTTGAAGCGCCGGGGCGGCAGTCGCGGCAGGGGCCGCTTGCGTCGTCCCGGTGTTGGATGGATCGGCCCCGCTAGGCTCTTTGGTGTTGGCGTACTTTTTCGATGGCGTTGTGAGAATCTCTTCAAAGAAGAGATCGACCGTCAGGAGGGTGACGCCGTTTGTCGCCGTTCTGCGATTGTCATATCGAACAAGGCTCAAGAAGCGCGCCTTGAATTCCGGCATAACCACGGCATATCGCGTCAATGAAAGCGACATGTTCTTTACGGCGACGATGAAGTCCCCGCGCTCCTTCACCGTCCCGCTTTTGGTCACAGTCACGCGGCCATCGGCCGGATGCTGCACTTTGTTGTACGACGAGAACGTACCAGCCTCCACGGGATAGTCTGAAATCCGACTGCCCCGTTTGAATTCCGCGCTGATTATTGATGTTGGATTTAGGGCGATTGTGAGGTTGCCCGGTTCGTCGTTGTAAATTCCCCACCGTGGCGGGGTGGACATAAGCAATTGCACATCGGCGTACAGTAACGAAGCTGAATTTAGCAGCCCAAGCGGCTTATTCAGCAGAGAAGGCATTCCAGGAAACATCAGACAACCCCCGATCCGGCTTGCGTTACCTTGGAGTTTTGTTGAATGGCCGATCCGATGTCGCCGGCAATGCCTTTGGCGTCTGTGGCCTTGGTGTTGACTTGGATTGTCCCGATGTGGGTCTCACTGGTGCTGGCTGATGTGTTGCTGTTTGATGACGCTTGGTTTGCCCTCGCGTTTTGCAGGGCCGTTTTCATCTCGTCCGCCGATATGGACGCCTTGTTATTCCCCGTCCCCGCATAAAAGCTTTGCCCTGTCATTGGATCAGCGACGCTCGCCCATTCTTTTGCCATGGCTTTAGCGGCAGCATCCAGATTATCGCTCTTTCCGCTTATATAATCGCCAGCATCTTTGCGCTTCACCTTGACCAGGTAGTCGTTGAATATGCGGTCTTGTGTCGATTTGTCGAACTTCTCGTCACCTTTGATGCCGAGGGATTTGACTGCCTCGGCTAGAGTGCCGGAAATAACCTGATACCGGCCGGCGGCGTTGAATGCGCCGGCCTTCTGCGCCCTCATGACCTCGGCGACAGTCATACCTTCAAGGTTTTCCGTTCCGCTCTTGTACCCACCGGACTTGCCGCGATTGACACTGCTATAGCCGCCTTCTCCGCGAGAAATGAGCGACCCGAGATCCGACCCAGCCACATTTGAAGATGGGTGATCGTAATCCGGGGGCTTCCACCCCGTTTTCTCCGCCGCCGCTTTACGCTCGTCAGCCTTGTCGATATACGCTTGCTGCGCGGCTGTCCTTCCCGCTGGCATAGGCATGAGGCCCGAAGACTGAAAGGCACCGATGGCGGTTTTGTCGAATTTCTCTCGCTGTTCGTCCTCGTGCTCCCGCATGTACGAGATGGCTTTGATTGACGCGGCAATTCCAGCGGCGGCAATAACGGCCGGGCCAAGGGCAAGCGAAAGCGCTCCACCCATCTGGGCAATGCCGGTGAGCATGGCTGCGAATTTCGCGCCAGCCCAAAGAGCGAATAGCCCCTCAAGGACAACTTTCCACCCACCAACTGCCTCGGCCGCGTCGTTCGCACCCTTGGCGAAGGACCGAATCCCCTCGCCAACTGCATGCCAATCAACAGACTTGATCCAATCGGCGAAGTCTTTGACGGCGCCAACAATCCCGGTCTCGATCCACTTCTTGTTGTCAAGTATCCACTTGCCGAACTCACCCAATAATTCTGTTAACACTGGGGTTATCGCGGTAAGTGCGGGGCGGAGTCCGCCCTCGAATGTGTCCGTCAGGTCTTTCCACGCCTTATTTCGGGCAATCGCCGCGTCAGCATCGGCCTGCGATACCGCATTTAGCGCCTTCTGCTTTTCAAGGAGAGCGGACACTTCCGTCCGCCCCTTCATTAGCAAATTGATGGTGCCTTCATCGTATCCAAGCCCTTTGCCGAGAAACTGCGCCTTGCCGGGGTCCATACCCTTGAACGCATCGGCGGCCATCAGCAATCGTTCGGTCGAGTCCGTGCTCTTGTCGAAATATTTGGAGACGTTGATACCGGCCCTCGCCAGCTTCTCCAAGACTTCCGCACCAGGCGTTCCCTCATTGTTGATCCGCTGGACTTGATCGGCCATGGCCTTAAAGGTGGAATCAATGCCACCCTTCGATCCGCCCGCACGCTCGGCGGCACCTTCCCACGCGGACAGAGCCTCAGTCGAGACGCCAACGTTATTCGCCAGCCGTCCAAGCGCCGCATCGGACTGGGTGATCTGTTCCGCGAATGACTTGATCGCATCAACGCCAAGAAACGCAGCGCCGAGGGCCAAGACCTGGTTGCGGATACCGGAGAAGAATTCCGCCGCCTTTTTGCCGTCCGCCTGCATGTTTTTTGCAGTTTTAGACGCGCTTTCTTCGGTCTTTTTGAGGCTGGCAACGGCCTCTTTTTGCCCCTTGGAGAATCCAGACGGGTCGAGGTTCAGCAGAACGACCAGGCTATCGACCACAGTAGCCATGAATTCAGTCCTTCTGCTTCGCCGCAACCCTCTGGTTGTAAGCGTCGATTGAGATTATTTCGAGCATGTCATAGAGATCGGCCGCGCCGTAGATGGTATCCAGTTCGGCCAATGTGGCAAGCCGGCTGGATACCACAGCCCCGATCGGTCGCGGGACGTTGACGTATTCGGCGTAGGGTCGGTCGTCATTGTCGCCGGACCACCTCAGATTTAGAGGTTGCCGGCTTCCGAAAAACCCAAATGAAGCTTGAACAACTCCATCCGCAGTCGAACGCGCGTCGATACCTCTTCGATATCGCTTTCGACGAGCGGAGCTAGGCCGTTGCAGCCGCGAGTGATCTGCGGCTTTTGCGGGTCAGGGATGATGGCGACGCATCCAAACATCTCGTCAAGCAAGGGTTCCGCATCAGCGAAACTCATGCCGGAAAGCGCCTTGATGCCGAGGTGAGCCCAACCCAATAGCCCAGCCGACATGATGTTTTCGGGAACATCGACTCCAGAGGCAGCCAAGGCCAGGAACGCCTTAGCTGCCCACTTCTCAGCCTGGGTAGCGGGCATTTCGTGCAAGACGAAGACCTTGCCTTGATCTCGCCCATCTGTGTCGATGGCGATAGTGTGATGGCGGCGGGCCATTACGCAGATACTCCGATAATGCTTTCAAAGGTGACGGTGAACGACCGAGCGGCCAACACCTTCTTATTCGACGCCATCGGTGAGTACTTCGACAGAATGCCGTTCGTCAGGGTGTAGACCTTGTTGACACTGGGCATGACGATGGTCCCGAAGGCCGTGAATTTGTCCATTGCCGCGCGCTCGGCGGTGTACCAAGCCTCGAAAAGAGAGATGGACGGACTGTCAGCCTGAAGGTGAATGCTGACCGGGATGGTGGCGAAGACGAAGCCGGCGGAAATGAGGCCATCGACACCGATCTTAATCTCAGCAACGTCGATGGAATCGCTGTCGAAAGCGTCGTCAACGTCGAAGCCCATCAGCGGCTGCGGGACCGCGTAAAGCCCCGTAACGCCGAGCGCAAAGGTAGAATTGGCGGAGGAGATGCTTCCCATAGTCTTGTTCCTTACTGAACTTCAATCGAAGCAAGCGAAATCATCTGGATGCTGCCGCCGTCAGTGTACCAGAAGTTGATTGGCGGAGACGTGCGGGCAGCGCGGACTTGCGGAGTGGCCTGCAATACCTGCAAATACCATCCACGAGTGCTGAGAATACCTGCGACGTTCAGGCCGGCGGCGGTGTTCACCTCGACAATCTGACCGGCCGAAAGGTTGACGCCAGGGCTGATGACGCCATTCGACAAGGCTTGCTCGATGGTGCCTTGGCAGACCGCATAAATCGAAGCATCACCCTGCGAGTTGTAGGGCACAGAGTTGATGTTCGCCAAGAAGTTCAGCAAGGCCAATTGCAGCGCGTTATTCAGCCAAATCTGGTTGATGAAGCTGTCAGCCCACAGATACTTCCCGCTGATTTGCCCGTTCTGGAAGAAGTTGAACTGCTGATTGGCCGTGGCATAAGCGCCGTAGAAATTGTACCCGTTGGCGATCAGGTTCGCCGCAACAGTGGCGTCGATAACGGTGATCGTCTGACCGGACTGCGACTTGTAGGCCAGGGTGATGCGGCCAGCGACGGCGTTGTAGTTGATGCTGGCGATGGTGCCCGCGACGAACGCGTTCAGATTGGTCGCCAGCGGATCGTAAAGCAGGATGGTGCCGGAATACTGCGCCTGCCCGATCAGGTAGCCCAGCGACGACGTGGCGGAGGTGCTGAGCGTCGGGGTTACGTCGGTGTCGGGGCAGATGTACGCGACGGCATTGACGGTCGAATTGCACCACGCGGCGAAGGCCAGTTTGACCGAATTGCCGTAGGCGTCCGGATTGAAGATGTGGGTGAACGCAGCCCAGTTGGTGGTTTGCCTCCGAACGGCAGCCATAAACGCGGCCGGAGCCGTAACAGTCGCACCCTGCGAAATCACCGCGCCAGTGGCCGAAGTCAGAAAGAGCGAGGTGGATAGGCTGCCGGTCGCATAGCCGATAGTGCCGGTGCCGGGAGTGCCGCCGGTCAGGATGAAGGCGCCAGCAACACTGTCGTATGTGCAAGTCAGTTGGCCGGCAGAGATGACCGACGCAGTGACGGTCTGCGCGCCTCCGCTGATAATGTAGGTGCCCGCCCCGCCAGAGCCGCTTCCGAAGGCGGTAATGGTGCTGCCAGCCGCAGCGGTGCCGCCGGAAATAATCTGCCCCACGGCGAGCGCGCCGGAAGCCATGGCGACCACGGTCAGCAGGCCGTAAGCCTGGGTGATGGTGACGGAGGAAGTCGTCTGCACGGCAGAAACGATGTAGGTGCCGACGCCGCCAGTGGTGCCTGTCGATTGGCTTAGGATCGAGGTGCCCGCCGTCAATCCGGTGCCCGACAGCACGCCGCCGACGACCAGCGCGCCCGTACTCACGGCGGTAACTGTCAGGACGTTGCCGGCGATGGACCCGGTAACGGAGGTCGCGGTACCGGCAGCAATGGTGCTCGCCGAAGTGGTCACGCCGTCATAGGTGCCAAATCCGGTCTGGATCAGGGCGGCTGCGGAACTGAAGCTCACCGCAGTATTGAGGTTGATGGTTCCGCTGGTCTGCACCACGCCGTTGACCGTAACCGACAGAGTGCCCGACAGGGTCTGAAGCTGCGCCAGGGTCAGTGCGGACGCATTGCCGCCGCGCAGGTAGGCCGGAACCGACGATGTCGGGTATTGGGTGAACCAAATCGCGGTCGGATAGATCGAGCACCCCGAAAAGCCGGCGAAGTAAATCGCGGCGACGGAAGCCTCTTGCGAGGACGGGCCGAAATAGGACGACACGGCGAGCGAAGACGAGAACGACAGCACCTGACCGATGGGAACGCGCGTGTTGGTGGTCAAAAAGACGGTGTTGAGGTTTAGCCCCGTGCCGCCGGCAGACAGGACGCTCGGGATGATTTGCACAAGGGCGGAAGCGGGGATCGTCATTGCGACAGGCTCCAGTGGTCAAAGAAAAGCCCGCGTCACATCACTGTGATCGGGCAAAGAAAAAGCCGCCTGACGGAGCCGGGCGGCTTGATGGTCGATGGTTGTCCCGTTTTTGTCCCGCTTATCGGCGGAGACTTAGCCTCTGCCGGGCAGAGGCTAACGGGCTAATTCACCGGGTATTCGGCCCCGACACCGTATGTTTTGACGACGAGTTGCGCGGCAAAATCCTGATCCTGCGTCGTGGTCACGACGGGGTTGCACTGCATCACAGCGTCGATAACCCACCGGTCCTCTACCTGCTGCTCGCCATTCTGGAACGGCATTTGATGAGGGTCTCCACAATAAAGCGGGGTCACGTCGAAGCCCGAAGTCGAGAACTGCGTCGTCGCGTATTCGGATCGAAACAAAGTAGCGATGATTTGCGCATTGTCCGCGCTGGCGGGGCCGTGTACGTCGAGTTGAGCCGTCAGCTTGACTGGCTGTAGGTCGGATCGGGTTCCGGGTACTGGCGGGCTTAGAAACGCGCCGTCAACGAATGTGACGACGTTGGTCTCGATCCGCTCACGCATAATCGGGGTCATCGTGACGAAGTTGACGCCCTTGGGCTCGGCAACCCGGTTATCCTGCCCCCTGACCACCTCGACGCCTGCTGGCAGAACCGCCAGCAGGAACGATCGCAGGGCCGTGAACGTCTGACTCGGTGAGGCTGAGAGTTGGCGCGGTCATTTCATCTTGCCGTGACCGATGGCGGAAAAGACGGCAGAGATAATCACCTCCGTTATGAACCTGACATTGCTATTGTCGCCAGTCGCATATCCGGCATCGTCGAATTTAGCGAGTGCCGCAGTAAGGGCGATTTCAATGCGAGGATCGCGGCTCGGTCTTCCCGGGACAGGCAGAGATGACGACTTGCGAGTATCTGGCATCATGAGGGGTTTTCCTGTTTTCGGGAGATTGCGGCCAGCAGTCATGATCCATTTTGCCTTGTCACTGCGACCTTAACCCAGCCATCGTTGAATGCCCAATTCTCAAGCACCAGCACGACCAGCCAAACTGAACCATCTGGAAGCGTAAGTAAATCTCCGCCCCTGCCATCGGGCCGGGAAGTCGCCTCCCAATTGCCATTGAGATACAGCGCCCTGCGCTCGCCCTGGATGTTTAGGCCGTCGATTTGAACTAGATCGTTATATTGTAGGCTTTGCATTTGAGCTTGGATGTTGACCGGAGCCGCATAAGCTGGCGACCGCGAACCGTCTGCATTCGTGGTATAGCCAGCCGAGGCTTGAATGGTCACGGTGATGAACGGGTTAACCGCTGAGATCGCGCCAGAGACGATGCTGTGCAGGTTCATTGATCAGCCCACCGCATCCGATCTTCCCATTGCTGGCGTCGGAATTTGTTCAGTTCCGTCTGGTAAAAGTCTCGCCTCCGCCACTGTTCGTCGATAGGGTCGAGAGCGCGACCCCCAGGCGGAAAAAGTTGTCCCCGCTCTATCGTGACGCGCATTCGAGCGTTCATAGGAGTTGGCTGATATCCGGACATTTCACCACCCCGAAGCTCGCATCATGGACTCTGCGCCAACAGGATCGGCGGCAGGCAAGCCAGAAGCTTCGATCATAGCCGAAGCCCGCGCCCGGAGCCCGTCGATATGCTTGCGCAATTCGTCGGGTTTCGGCGCAACGCTGATGTGGCCTTCCTGAAAATCCGCCGTTTCAATAATGCCGCGCGCTCGGAACAGCAGATATTCCGAGAACCGCTTATCCACGGTGTCGCGCCACGATTGATCGCCAGATTCAACGGACTCGCGAACATCCGATAAAATATCAACCCCGCCGCTGGTATTGAACATTATTTCACCGTCACCTTGATACTATTGAGCATGTGTCCCGTCCAAATCAGCGGGTGCGCCTGGGTGTCAGTCACCTTCGGCACTGTGCCAGATGCGATGTCGTGGCGAGCTTTCATGACATCCGCGAAAGTGATCTCACCCGGAGAATTACCGAACCTCTGGCGCAACAGAAGCGTGACATCGGACAATGCCGGGGATGTGACATCGCGGATGGAGTCCGCGAGCGCACCGGCAATATCTTCGCCGACCAAATCCAATGCCTTGGCTGCGTCAAAGTCAGTATGAACCAGCGCCGCTTCAACCTTTCCGCCCCATGATGGGCTTTCCTTGGCGACCATCGGACGAAAGAACGGACGGGGCGGAATTCCCTTCGCCGGGGCGCCGTACTCTTGGATCGCGGCAACCATGGCCGTCGATTGGCCGTTTTCCTCCGTCGCGTCTTCGCCCCACCCGACGCGAACCTCTGCGGCCTTTTCGATCTTCTTCGCCATCTCGGCGAGCTTGGCTTTGAGCGCATCCCCGCCGGTAAAGACGTGGTCTACCATCTGCGGCACCCAAGCCCAACCGGGCGCGGCGCAGCAACGTACCGGAACGTGCGGAACTGCGCGGACGCTTGCCAGAACGCAGCACCGTACTTGGTGGCGACGAACCACGCCATCGAACCCGGAACATTGGTCGCGTATTCCGTCTGCACAGACACGCTGCCCTCAGTCGCGTTGGAGATGCGGCCAACGAGAGGAGATGACGGCTGCCCGCCCAACGGCGCGTTGATCGCTGCAATATGGGCCGTCAGCATGTTGAGGAGCATCGCGCGTTGCCCCCCAACGCTATCGTCTGGCACCGGGCTGGCGGGGGTGTTGTCGCAATACATCCCGGCTTCATTACAGTACGCCTGCGCCAGCGGCTGAGCCACAGACGCAGCCAGTTCGGGATATCGGGCAGACCACGCGGAATAATCGAAAGCG